AAACTTTTTTCTGGTCTGGGAACTCAACTTCCCAGTAAGCAACTGCTTCGCTCTCTTCCAGAGCACGCATTAAACGATAGTTTGAAGTTGCTTCACTATTATCATATAAGAAAGTGAATGCTAACTCGCCGAAATCCTTAATGCCGTTGATATACTTATAGTTGCCATCTTCCAGAGTGGTAACATCTACTCTTTCAGCGGCTCCGCCTAAATCTGGGAATTCCTGTAAATTTCTTACTTGAACCCATTCAGCGGATGCGTCAGTTCTATAACTTAACTTGACATCTTTTGATAAGACGCCATTTCCTAATCTAACATTTGTAGGCATAGTATTCTATCTCCTTTGCTAAAAGTTTTCAAAGCCCAGCCCTTGATAACGCAGTTCCTTCTGTCCTAAACCGTTATTCCACAGTTCAACAGTAGCAATTCTGCGGAAACCAAGACCGCGCATCATAGTATCAATTTCTGTGGCAATTTCTTCCATTTCACTAATTGCTCTACCCCATACTTTGATATTGTAATAAACATCACTATAACCAAAGTCATCGCCGTTGGCTCTTACAGCGTCAGTAGATAAGTTGTAGGAAATTGCCGGAAGACCAATAGAAGCAGTAAGGAAGTTCTCTGCCACTACTGGATATTTACTCTCAAATAACTCATTGAGTTTTTCCACTAATGTTGGCTTATAGTTAATCATTACTCTACTGCCTCCTTAATCGCTTTATCAAATGCTTGCTGTATTCCTACCTTGTTTTCATCTAATGCTCTTTCAAGGAATGGGTTTGGCTCCTGCCCATAGGTAGTATAGAATGTATTACCACCATCTGGGGTATATACCCACGGTATAGGGTGTTCATCTGTGGCTGCTCTCCCAGCCCCACCAAACGCCCATAAACCTGTTCCTTGATGAACGTAGATTGCGTAAGGCGCATCACTATATACTTCCCCAACTAATCCCTCAACTCTTGAATTGATAGAACGCCAGAGAGTTCCAGTGCCACCTTGCGGGCAGTTCTTCTTTGCTTCGCCTTCAACCAGCGCGCAAGCATTTCATAATCCTTTTTGGATAGTATCAATGCTCGCCAATTTATCTAACTTTAAGTTAAACTTATCTAAATTAACTATCATTTTAAGAATACCTGTTTCCACATTCTATGGTTATTCACATAGATTACTTTATAAGTATGATTATCAATAATCAAACTACATTTATCTGTGATGGTATCGTCTTTTGTTAAGATATAATGGGTTGCATCAATATGTTCTATATTATTTGAAGTGCCTTTGGAAATCATTCCAAAAGCCGCCTCTATCTCTTTTGTGCTTTGAAGGTTAGCGAGTTCTTGACCGTATTCATCTACACCATCATAGTATTTGATGGATACGGTCTTTATTTCACGGTTAATCATTAGTAAGTAATTAACTTTCCACCAGCATTAACACCAGTAGAGTAGTTATCTAATGCCTTTAAGATATCGTCTGGGTAGCCGTCTTTGTAATTATAACTGGCGCCAGAATAACTCTCGCTATTTAATCCTTCTGTGCCCAAGCGGTTGTAGAGATAAACAACCATACGCTCAATGACGCTATCCATTCCTGTTAAATCTTCTCTTCTGGTAATAGCCAGTGCGTCATCTTCTGCTTGGGTAATCAGAATGTTTAACAGGGTATCTTTATCATCACTGGTAAGTCCCAGTAAAACCTTTACATTATCTAAAATCATCTGGTCTTACCTCCATTAAAATTAACTACTGTGCGTTATATTTAGCAACTCTGTCAGCGTTTGTTAAAGCGATAACCTTAACATTTCTACCGAAGATAGTTGTTAATCTGTGGTCGGCATCTCTTTCCTGCTCGGTTTCTACGCCTTTCTTCATAAAGCAAGTAACAGCGCTCTTGCAAGCAAGGAATGCGTCTCCGGCATTAACTGCCTTTGAAATGTAGATAGGAACGCCAGCGATATGACCAACATAACCGCTACGAACGAATGCTTCAACATATGATAAATAAGCTTTTGAAGATTTCTGTAATTCAGCATAAGCGTCCTTGCTCATAAGCAGATACATATCATCGTGTGCTTCTTCTGGGAAAGCAGCGATAGCATCAACAATACCATCAAAGTCCATAGTAGCGATAGTACCAGTGCCGTTTGCTAATTCGCGAACAACCTTAGTAGTAACATCGTTAATTAATGCTTCACTTAAATGCTGGATTGCCTTGTCAATAGCAACTGGGTCTGCCATTCTCTGTTCATCATAGAAAGGAACCTTACCCTGTGTAACTGCTACTCTGTATTCGGCTTCGTCAAACTCACTACCAATAGAATGAGTATTTCCAGCGCCCATAGCAAGGTCATCAACTGCACCTGTGCCCTTATAAACGCGGACTTTCTTGACCATACCAGGTTCTTCTGCTAACTGATAATCCATTGTAATAAACTGGTTCATATCCAGTTTAGTAATTAAATCGTTCTGTAATTTAGTTTCTAACACACTGTTGTCAAAAACTTCAATATTTGCACTATTATATGAAATAGCCATTGTATTTTACCTCCAATTAAATGTTATTTAGAGAGTTCTGCGTAGAGTTCGGGTTGCTCATTTTTGAGTTCCATTAACTCTGTAAAACTCATCTTCATAAAATCTTCCTTTGTGATTGCTTTATTAACTGGTAAGCCTTTCTTTGGAGTATTGCCCGCTAATCTGCGTTCAACTTCTGCCTTAACTGATTTCTTGAAGGCTTTATCCAGTAGATTGATGTTTCCAGACATAGTTTCAGCATCTTCTGCTACAACAAAATCCACAAGTGAAACATCTATACCCTTTTCTGCTAAAATCTTGGATGCTTCTGCTTTATTTTCAGCCAAAGCGAGTTCTTTTTCCTTGGCGGCTATCGCTGCCTCACGCTGTTCAAGCGCATACTCGTATTTCTGTTGTTCGCTCATCTGGGCTAACTTCTGTGCTTCCTTCATTTTAGCGTCGTTCTTTGCCTGTTGCTTTTGTAAGGCACTGGTTACTCTCCTATCGGTTTCCCTCTGTAATAGCGCATCTACTTCGGCTTGCGTATAGGTTTTCTCTTCTGCCCCAGTTTCAGTAGGCATCTCTGACCCTGTATTAACTTTATTTTCGTCCATTTTGACTTCCTTTCTGGGTTCTAATTTCTCATAGCCCCCTATATATGAGTTGCTTATAGCCCCTCTATTATTCTTAAAATAACCAGAAGAGTATTGAACTCTTCTGGTTTAAGTATCGTTAAATTATTTATATAATGCTAACTCTGTGGTGGAACATAGTTATAATTTACTGTGCCGGGGAAATTACCCGGAAAGTTTGCTACTTCACCTTCACTCCATACTACATTCATTACACAACTGGAATTAACATCTCTAAAAGATGCTGTATTTACACTACTTGGTTTTTCTAAAATATATATTTCTGTTAAATTAATGCACTGGCGAAATGCGTTCGCGCCTATTGTCTGTAAATTACTATTACCATATGTGCCAATAGTTAATTTGGTTAATGCCATATTTTGATAAAACGCATAAGAACCAATAGTTTGGATATTTGGAAGGTTTAATGTTTCATTAGCAGTAGAACTATTATGCTTATGACTATGATAAGCATAATCGCCTATGTATGTAACATTATCCAAAATTGATTGTGGCGGATATGGGAAATCTTCATTATTATTTGCATAATAGGGAGGAATGCGAGTAATAGTCCCATTGATATCATATATTACTGTGGAAATCTTTCCTACAAACGAATTTCAAACATAACTTCCATCAAACGCTCCTGCCAGAGCATTCACATCTGTTCTATTAAACATTTGAGCATCGCCCTTAATTGTTGCTTTGGTTGGCTTCATAAAAGTAAATTGATTTCCAGCAGCATTAACATAATCACTAAATATAATTGAATTATCACTTGGTTGGCTATCAGTGCCACCTCCACCAGTTTGAATATCATCAATAGCATCAATGAAACCTTGCGGGTATTCTAATGTTGCTGATGTTCCGCCTTTTGTTCTAATAGCATTAGCAATAGAGTTAAGTTCATTAGCAGTTGTTAAATATGTTTGATTTGCGCTCATATTATCCTACCTCCTAAAAACTAACCCCATTAGCAGAAGGAATAGATATCCACTCAAGTTCTCCTCTGCTATTAACGCTTAATACTTTACCAGCATCGGTTGAACTATATGATGGCAAAGAACTGCTACTAATAGCCTCCAACTCACCATTTCTATTAAAACCAATAGTAGTTCCATCTACTGGGATATATGCTCCTCTAAATGGTGTTGGAGCAATTTGAACCGTATAACTCTGTTTTAAAATATAAGTTCCATCAGTGCCAATTAAATGTAATGTTGCTTCTGTTTCATTATAAGTTAAGCCAAAATCTGTGCTTTCCATACCAGTAGCAGTATCATAATATACAAAGTTGCTATCACTGGATGAAAAATATCCTAATTGTTCTTCACCGGTTTCATTAAATAAATTGATATCATTATGGTTAAATGGGTCGTGGTCTATTGCGACATCTACTCTACCATCAGCAATAACGGCTGTTGCTTCCCAATTACGCCAATCTTCTGTGCCCGGAGCAGCCCCATAGACATTAGCAATAAACTGTTGTGCTTTCTGGTCGTTGTATAATGCATCTCTTGAAGCCCATACTGTGCCATCAATGAAACCATTGTTTAACTTATTAAAAGTAATCTTATATAAGTTTACATCAAAACTACCGGCTACATCGGTATTAGAACTATCGCGAAGCGTGATACTGTCTAATCTAATGTTAGACGTTTCCATTGTTGTATCATTAAAATCATATACAAAGTTAAGGTTAAGGATATATTCTGGGGTAGTATCCCAATAATTATTTACCCACTTACCATTAACATACATTGCTTGGTAAGCTTGTCCTCCCATACCGCCTTCACCCGGAGCAACAATCGCATTAACATCACTGAATACACCAGCCATTAAATTGAT